TAGCTCTTGCCCGGCGCGCCGAACCGGCTCTCCGACTTGGACACGTAGTAGTGATACTTGCGACCGTTCTTGCGCGAGTAGGTCGGGTACATCCGCTCGCCCGAGGGGGCGTACAGCAGGCCGCGCAGCAAGGCGTCGGTGCGCGACCGGATCTTGGCTTCCACCGACCGGGCATGGCCGTCCCTGGCCAGCACTGCGTGAACCTTGTCCCACAGCTCCTGGTCGATGATCGGCGGGTGCGCGCCGGGATACCAGTTCCCCTTGTGCGACAACTCCCCCAGGTAGATGCGGTTGCGCAGCAGCTTGTGCAGGTACTTCTTGTCGATGCGCGTGCCGCTGCGGGTCTGGCCCTCTTGCGTCGTCCAGGCCTTGGTCGTGATGCCGTCAGCGGTCAGGTTGACGGCGATCTGGGTCGGTGAGCCGATGGTCAGCATCTCCTCAAAGATGCGTCGCACCACCGCCGCCTCGGTCTCGTTGATGACCAGGAGGCGGTTATCGACGTCGTAGCCCAGGGGCGGAACGCCGCCCATCCACATCCCCTTGCGCTTGGCGGCCGCGATCTTGTCGCGGATGCGCTCGCCGGTGACCTCGCGCTCGAACTGGGCGAAGGACAGCAGGACGTTCAGCATCAACCGCCCCATCGAGGTGGTGGTGTTGAACTGCTGGGTCACGGAGACGAAGGACACCTCGTGGCGCTCGAACACCTCGACCATCTTCGAGAAGTCGGCGAGGCTGCGCGTCAGGCGGTCGATCTTGTAGACCACCACGATGTCGATCTGACCACGCTCGATGTCGGCCATCAGACGCTTGAGTGCCGGGCGCTCCGTGTTGCCGCCGGAGTACCCGTGATCGTCGTAGTCGTCGGCCACCGGAATCCAGCCCTCGGTGCGCTGGCTGACGATGTAGGCGTGGCCAGCCTCCTTCTGGGCGTCGATGGAGTTGAACTCCTGATCGAGGCGTTCGTCCGAGGACACCCGGCAGTAGACGGCACATCGCTTGCGGGCCTTGGTGCTGGCAATCTCGCTCATCGCGCACCTCCCTTGCCCAGGCCAAAGAACAGCGGCCCCGACCAGTGCGTGCCGGTGATGTGGCGGGCCACGGCCGTCAGGCTTTCGACCTTGACGCCATCCAGGCGCGGCTTCTCGTCCTTCAGCGGCAGCGCAAATCGGGACAGGTCGTAACGCGACCGGTTCAGGGGGCGATTGGACAAAGGTGCCTTGAACCCGTGCTTGGACAGCACATTCGCCAGAGGGGCGCGCGTCGACAGTGTGTGTGCGTAGACCTCGACGACCTTGCGATCCGGCGCGTAGACGAGCGTGGCGTCGCGCGCCGGGAAGTAACAGAAACTCCTGCGGTTGCGGTTGACCACCTGCACCGCCGTCACCTGATCTCCGGCAAACCGGACAACGAGGTAATGAATGGTCTTTGTGTCGCCGTTCTTTTTCTCGTCGGCAAGCGGCACGTAGACCACCTCGCAGGGTTCGCCGAGGCGCATGGCGCTGGTGAGCTGCGACTCAAGTTCCTTCTTAACAGAATCGTTCCAGATGAAGGGAGGCGCGTCGTCGCAGGGAACATCGAAGGCGTCGTACAGGCGCTTGTTCCCCCGGATGTCACCGGTGTTCAGAATCGACTCGGCAACGTCGAACAGGCGTGCCGACTCATCGGAATGCGTGCGCATCCAGACCGAGCGGCCGATTTCGCCGCCGTCTTGCGCCATGAACGCGGCGATCAGGTCGTTGTCATTGAGTTGGTCGGCTACCGTGGTGAGGATGGCAGACCCTCGGGAGGACGCGAGCCGCAATACGCGCAGGGCCTCGCGCTCTGCAGGGTCGCGCTGATCCTTGCGCAGGTGCTTGACGTGCTTGACCAGTGCGGCAGAGAGTGCTTCGACGTTTTGTGACCAATCGAAGCCACGGGCCAGAGCCTGACACTCGGGGAGCCCGCTGAAGGCTTTGAGGATCGGAACAGGCGCCTTCTCGATCAGATCAAGCAGGCAGTGCGCGTTAGTCAGGGTCTTTTTGCCCATGCAGTCTCCCTTTGGCCGTTTACATGGCCACAGTCCATTGGCGCATCACCGCCACCGATTGAGTCAGCCCCTGTGCCAACAGGGTGTCCAGGTACTCGTCCGCCGTCTTGGGCGGGTTCCTGAGTGATCGTCGATGACTGGCGGCCGCCTCCAGCACGCCTGCCGGATGCAGATCCAGGAGATCGACGATGAAGTCGTCCGGATGCTGGGCCGCGAGGTTGTAGGGCTTCAGCGCCGCGGGCGGGAAATCTTTGAGGTTGAACGTAACGATCAGGCTGGCCCCGGAATGGATGGCGGCGGCCACCACATGGCGGTCGTCGGCATCGGGCAGGTTGATCGACGGAATCAGGTACTCGAAGCCATTGACCAGACTGTCGCGCACGTGCGCGTTCATTAACTGGCGCGTGCGGTTCAGTTGGTCCGCGGTCAAGTCTGGTCGATTGGCCAGGACATTGCGCGTCCACTCGTCGTGGATCAGGTCGCTCCAGCGCGCCCGGTACAGATCCGAGAGCGCCAGATGCATCAGCAGGTCGCGCAATGGTGCGGGATAGAGCACGCAGGCGTCATAGACGACGGTGAAGTGCGAACTCATCCAGTCAGTACCCCATGCCCAGTTCCTGAGCCTGCGCGGCCAGATCATCCAGCGCCTTGCGGCGCTCGGCATCGATGCGCTTCTTGTAGGCGATCACGTCCTGGTAGCGCACGCGTCGATGCGTTCCGATCTTGTGGAACGGCATGTCGCCCTTTTCCAGCAACTGGACAAGGAAGGGGCGCGAGACGTTGAGCACGTCAGCCGCCTCCTGGGTCGTCAGTTCGGCGTGGATCGGGATGATCGACACCGCATTTCCTTGGCCGATTTCGGTCAGGACTTCCAGCAGCAGGCGCAGCGCCGAGGTGGGGATGCGAACGGCACGCACCGCACCCTTGTCGTCATGGAAGTCGATCTGCTGGGTTTCGGCACGGGTCTGGAGCACGGTCGACAGCGCGCGGCCCGACTCCCGGGCGAGCGCGATGTCCTCTTCGGAGGGCAGTGTTTTGGGGATAGCGGGAGCGTTCATAGAGGTCTCCTCGTCGGGTCAAAGTTCGATCTGACGCCATTATAAACGAAATAAGCGAAATCGCAATAACCGAAACGCACACCTCTTTTCCATACAGATCAACCACTTAGCGAGGTCGCGTACCTTGACCAGCTCGCGTCGACACCCATGAGGACCCAAAACGCGCTCGCGCAAGCCCAAGGCATGGCGCAATTGAATAGAGGCTCCCAAACAAAAGGAGTCTCGCGATGCAAAACCATGCCCCATCTGTTCAATCCGGCCGGAAAGTCCCTCGGCCCATCCCGGACGGTGCCACGCGCATCGCCCTTGACGAGAACGAGCTCGCCGCCCGCTGGGGGCTCTCCGTCAAAACCCTGCGCCGCTGGCGGCAGGAGCAGCTCGGCCCCGTCTTCTGCAAGCTCGGGGCGCGCGTCACCTACCTGATCCCCGAAATCGAAGCCTTCGAGCGGCGCGTCTCGCGCTACTCGACCTTCGCTCGGGCATACCAGTGAGGGAGGTGGCCATGAGCGATCTGACCATCTTCCCCGCCGACATCGCCGAGATGTCCGTCAGCCAGCTGGCTGCGCTGCCGCCCGAGGTCAAGCACGAGGTCGACAAGAACCTCGATGCTGCCATCGACTGGCTCAAGAAGGCCCGTACCAAGTTCGACGCAGCGCTGGACCAGTGCTACGGCGAACAGGCCCGCGCCGCACTGCGTGAATCCGGCCGCGATTTCGGCACCGCTCACATCAGTGACGGGCCGCTGCGCATCAAGTTCGAGCAGCCCAAGAAGGTCAGCTGGAACCAGAAGCAACTGGGCGAAATCGCCGAGCGCATCGTGGCCTCGGGCGAGAAGGTCGAGGGCTACCTCGACATCAAGCTCTCCGTTTCCGAATCCCGCTACACGAACTGGCCTCCCGCGCTGCAGCAGCAGTTTGCAGCCGCGCGCACCGTGGATTCCGGCAAGCCGTCTTTCACCCTTTCCATCGATTCGGAGCACTGATCATGAGCGCGATCATTCCCTTCCAGTTCGAAGCGCACGCCGTGCGCGTGCAGATCGACGATCTCGGGCTGCCGTGGTTTAACGCCAGCGATATCTGTTCTGTTTTGGAGTTCGGCAACCCGCGCCAGGCAATTGAATCGCATGTCGATCCGGATGACGTCCAGAAACTGGACGTCATCGACAACCTCGGCCGCACGCAGCGCGCCAACCACGTCAACGAATCGGGCCTCTACGCCCTGATTCTCGGCAGCACGAAGGACGCCGCAAAGCGCTTCAAGCGCTGGGTGACCAGCGAGGTGCTGCCCGCGATCCGCAAGACCGGCGCGTACTCCAGCCCCGGCGCGCTGGCAGCCCTGCCCGCACCGACCCACGACCGTGTGACTGCGATCCTGCTGATCGGCGAAGCGGTCGCCAAAGTGCCCGGCGTCAAAACCGGCATTGCGATGGCGGCGACGCTGACCTGTATCCAGGAAAACACCGGCCTGACCACCGAGGTGCTGCGCCGCGCATTGCCCGCCGCCAACGAACCGATCTGCTCGCTCAACGCCACCCAGCTCGGCAAGTTGCTAGGCCGTTCCGCCAAGGCCACGAACCAGTTGCTGGCTGCGCGCGGTTTCCAGTTCCGCAACGACCGTGACGAGTGGGAGCTGACCGAGGCGGGCGAAGCCTGGGCCGAGGCCATGCCGTACTCACGCAACGGCCATAGCGGCTACCAGATCCTCTGGAATCCGGCGGTCGCCGAGCAGTTGAAGGAGGTGGCGTGATGTCCCTCCCGATCATTTCGGCGCAACAGCGCATGGCCGAGCGCAAGGGCGTGAAGCTATTGATACTGGGCAAGTCCGGCATCGGCAAGACCACCCGGCTCAAAGACCTCGATCCCGCTACCACCTTGTTCCTCGACATCGAGGCCGGTGATCTCGCCGTGGCCGACTGGCCAGGCGACACCATCCGCCCAGCCTCCTGGCCGGAGTCTCGTGACTTCTTCGTGTTCCTCGCGGGCCCGGACAAGTCGCTGCCGCCAGAGAGCGCGTTCTCGCAGGCGCACTACGACCACGTTGTCGAGAAGTTCGGCGACCCGGCGCAGCTCGACCGCTACCAGACCTTCTTCCTCGACTCGATCACGCAACTGTCGCGCCAGTGCTTTGCGTGGTGCAAGACGCAACCCGGTGCGGTCAGTGACCGCTCGGGCAAGCCCGACCTGCGCGCCGCCTACGGGCTGCTCGGGCAGGAGATGGTCAGCGCCTTGACCCATCTGCAGCACGCCCGGGGCAAGAACGTGGTGTTCGTGGCCATCCTCGACGAACGGCTCGATGACTACAACCGCAAGGTGTTCGTGCCTCAGATCGAAGGCAGCAAGACCAGTCTGGAGCTGCCCGGCATCGTCGACGAGGTCGTGACGCTGGCCGAGATCAAGGCCGACGACGGCAGTGCGTACCGCGCGTTCGTCACGCACACCGTCAATCCCTACGGCTTCCCAGCCAAAGACCGCAGCGGTCGTCTCGACCTGCTGGAGCCGCCGCATCTCGGCGCGCTGATCGCCAAGTGCGCGGGCGCATCGCCCGCCAGCGCCGCCACCCCCGCACACATCGAATCCCAGGAGTAATCGCAATGACCGCATGGAATGACTTCAACGACGCCGACGCCCAGCAATCCGGCTTCGATCTGATCCCCAAGGGCACCGTCGTCCCGGTGCGCATGACCATCAAGCCCGGTGGCTACGACGATCCCGAGCAAGGCTGGGGCGGCGGCTACGCCACCGAGTCCTTCGAGACCGGCTCCATCTATCTCGCCGCTGAATTCGTCGTCACGGCTGGCGACCATGCTAAGCGCAAGATGTGGAGCAACATCGGCCTGCACTCCAAGAAGGGACCGACCTGGGGCCAGATGGGGCGCAGCTTTATCCGCGCCGCCCTCAACAGCGCCCGCAATGTCCACCCGCAGGACAACAGCCCGCAGGCCGCCGCCGCGCGTCGCATCCAGGGCTTCCACGAACTCGACGGCCTGGAGTTTCTGGCTCGCGTGGACATCGAGAAGGACGCCAAGGGCCAAGACCGCAACGTGGTCAAGATCGCGGTCGAACCCGATCACCCCGACTACGCCAAGTTGATGGGTGTCCCGGCCAAAGCCAAGCCGAGTGGCGGTACCTCCGGTGCTCCGGCGCAGGCGGCTCCCGCCTATGCCGCCCCGGCCCCGCAACGCGCGCCGGTGACGGGCAAACCGTCCTGGGCTCAGTGAGGGGGTAGATGAAATGCTGGGTCTGCAAACGACAGGCCCGGGGCTTCGGCCACACCGACAACCGTCACGGTGTCGGCGATCCCCGGCGCTATCCCATCGACTGGGTGTTCTGCTCGAAGCGCTGCCAGAACGCGTTTCACGCGCTGTACGGCAACTGGCTGCGGGTCAAGGACGGTCGCATCGACATCAAGGAGGTCGCCATGATCGATCCGTCTGATGTCGAACTGGCCGCGATGAAACAGTGCCTCAAGGCCTTCGGCGAGGCCGCGGGCGAGATCGGCTTTGCGAAGCCGCTGGGCGACTACTCCGAAGCTGAGGCGCTGCAGGTGATCGACGCCATCGTCACCTGCTGGACGGATGCGATGGTCGCGCACCACGAGGTGAGCAAGTACCCGCCGGTGCGGGGCATGACGCCCACTCCCGATCCGCTGGCCAATCCGTTCGCCGATCTGGAGGACGACCTGCCCTGGGAAGAGCCGAAGGGGAAGAAGCCATGATCGACTTCAACTCCTCATCGAGCATTTCGGGCCAAGTCACCGCCTTGGTGGACGCGGGCATGCAGCAGGCCCGCGCCCGCCAGTCCGAGCGCCAGTACCTCGGTGCCTCGCGTCTCGGCGTGGCCTGCGAGCGTGCGCTTCAGTTCGAGTACGCCAAGGCACCCATCGACCATGGGCGCGACACCCCGGGCCGGATGCTGCGCATCTTTGAACGCGGTCACGTCATGGAGGACTGCATGGTCGCTTGGCTGCGGGACGCGGGCTTCGACCTGCGCACCCGCAAGGCCGACGGCGAGCAGTTCGGTTTCTCGGTGGCCGCTGGCCGCCTGCAGGGACACATCGACGGCGTCATCGTCGGCGGCC